AGCCTTAGAGTTTGCAGACCTAGTGGCAGCAGCTTGAGATTGAGCAGCTTTTTCGGCTACATCCAGTCCTCTTGATTTTTGATAATAACCTAATCGTCCAGCCTTATCGGATTTTTGCATTCCAAATCTACCAGTTCCAGCAGCTCCTAATGCTTGAGATTGAGCCTGCCCAGATTGCGCACCCATGGCAGCAGCACTTCTAACCCCAGTTTCACCAGCTCTAGCTAATCCTCTCATACGTTGAGCAGCACCACCCCTACCTGCACCAGCAGCAGCCATTTGCGCCCTTAGACCTCTTTCAGCTCCAGCCTTTTGTAGTTCGCCACCCATGCCTTCAGCTAAGGCTTTTCTTTTTTCGAATATAGCCTTTTGTTCAGGATCATAGAGATCCCTTTTGGCTTCACCTTTCCATTCTGCTTTTTCATCCTTATCTAGATCTTTTCTCCACTTTTCTCGTTCACGAGCTTCTTTTATAAGTCTTAGTTCCTCTGCAGTCATGGGTCTACTACCGCCACCGCCTCGATTGCTACTTTTAGCATAAGGATCAGAGCTATAATGTTTCCCTTCTCCTGCTTTCATAGCACCTCCAGCTTTAAAAAGCTTAAGAGATCCCACCCGATAAAGTTTTTTTCCCACTAATTTCATAATTAATTCCTATAGTTTTAAAGCGTCCTCAACGCTTATGGTAAAGTAAATATTATCATTCTGTGCTAACATTACCCTACCACCAGTTTTTAAATATAAGTTTAAAAGCATATTAGCATTAAAATGTTTAACATTAACTACGCCTGTTAAATATTCTAAATCATAAGCTTTAGCAATTTCAGCCATTTGAATCATATACTTTTTACCATTATTACTACCTCTGTTTTCAGGTACTATGTAAGCATTTTCTATGTAAAGACAATCTTCTTTAAGGCTGTATTCATAAAAGCCCATTTCACTCTCTACAACTGTGTTTCCTTTACTTTCTTTGATATAATCTGCATATTGAGACATGTTCACTCCTTGTCCTAGTGTTATTAAGTAGTTTTGAATATTCTACTTTGCTTAATTTTGTATTCTGTTCCTCTGGAGCCAGCTACAAATAATAACTGAGATAAACTAACCCCTTGACCCAACTCACCTGCACCTTGAAGGGTTTCAATCTTCAATCTCATAGCTTCACATTTTTGCTGTTTAAAGTCAACTCTTATTTGATATTGCATTACATCTTTACCACCATAAGCTATTGCAGTTGTGTAAGTTCCAGTTGTACCTCCAGGATCTCCATAATATCCTTCGTCTAAACCTGTAGCAGTAATATCAACTCCGGGAAATCCAAACTCATAAGTTTCAGTATAACTTGTTACATCTATTAGAGAGCTTTCTACATAAGTTTCATCATAATTATAAGCTACACTAACTTTTATCTTATGAGGACTAAAATAACTTCCCAATAAAAGCATACGGTAAACCCTAATAGAGTTTTGAGCAGCTACAGGATTCATCCATCCAGTTTCTACTAGAGTATTAATAGCTGTTCCTGCATCCGAATAGATTGAATAATTTTGTTTATATAATCTTGTAGAACTGCCTTCACTATTTACATAATAATAAAGATTATTAATTACTGCAGCCCCTTGTCCTCTATGATTAGAAAAGCCTGTCCAAAATCCCCTAAAATAATTAAAGACTAAACAAACTCCATCTGAAGTTAAAAATCGTACTTCATCACTTTTAGCTACAAGGCTAGCATTTGTAATTGTTAAATGATTATAATCATCTACAGGAGCGCCTATATATTCTAATCCTAATGATCTAGAGAGTAAATAAATACCCTTATTAGATTTAAAAAATAAACCTTGAGGAGTTAATACTACACTATTAGTAACACTACAACCTACATCTGAAGATATAAGTTGAGGCTCAATAAAGCTATCTTGTTGCCCTAAATTATTTGGTCCATCTCCTGCTAAATAGAAGATTGCATTATCTTTAAATATAATTAACTTATCATCCATTCCTTTTAAGGCTGCTATATTACCTCCAACCTGCGATACTAGAATGAATAATGAATCATTAAACTCTACTCCTACCTTTTCTTGTAAAAGTTTTGAATATCTTATTTCTAATTTATTCTCCAGTCCTGCCAAAAATAAACGGTTTTTAAAACTAGAAATAATAGAGGACGAAGGAGGGCTTATATTTTCTAATACTCCTCCTGTAGTATAGAGAATCTCATTTGCATTAATTTCTGCATCAGAAGCCTTATCTATTATCTGTATAAAATCTTGAACTTTTTGGTTTTGAAATGGAGCAAATGTTTGCTTTACTGTATTACTATCATTTGCTAAAGTCTTATAAAAAATAGTCCCACTTGCCTCTGTTCTATATAAATCTATATAAACATCAATTTTTTGAGTAAGATTAAGGCATGGAACTTTAATAGTATTTACATGAGCATCTCCTGCTCCTCCTGAATTAGTTACAGTACCTTGTAATGATAATCCTGATCTATGAATATTTCCTTGAGCATCAGTCCAATTATAAATAGCATAATATAAATGAAGTCCATCAGTTACACTTCCTCCACTATTAGCAAAGGTTACTGGTAAAGTTTCTGGAGGATAGTTAAAATTTTCTTCTACTAAAACATTTCCATCATAGGCTCTTAACTGCCCTCCTGCAAAGTGTAAATTTTCTCCAAGAGATTCGTTTTGTCCCACGATAGCATTATTAAAGTCTATAATACTAGAATTTACTCCATAGAGAGCAAAATAGGAAGTAGTTCCAGTTGTTCCACTTACAATCTTTCCTTGAATATTAGAGGCAAATAAAAACTTTTCAGTTGTTAATTGTTGTACTGGGGGTAAACTAGCTGTTCTATAAATTGCATCAGCATTAGTTCCACTATAATTATAAAACATAGTAGAATCATTAGCCCTATGTCTTATTGAATTTAACAATGGACCTGCAGCTCCTTGAGCTATTTTAGCTTGAATAGAACCATCAGATTTCATAACATAATAAGACGCATTAAGTTCAGTTTCTTTTACAACATTTACATAAGTATTAATATCTTGAATATAAGCCTTAGAGGTTAAACCCACTCCTCTTGCAATATTTGAGGCTGTGCCTGCAGTAGCAGTACTGAGAGTATAGGTTTTTTTGCGAATATAATATTGGTTCCAGGTATAACGATCTGTTACAACTGTGCTAGCTGCTGCTGTAGCTGTGCTAACATTATAAACAAAAGGATTAGTTTGGTAAATCTGATAGAAGAAAGTAAATAAATCCCCATCTTCTGATATTGTAGTAAGATTTACAGCTCCTACAGCACCTGAAATAGTTGACGTATTTTCTACCGTTACTGGTTCATTTATTTTTATAGCAAATGAAGTTACAAGTCCAAATTTAATAATATAAGAGCTATCTATAAACGAAGCTACAACTCTATTGCGTGGATCTCTATATAAATCTATTCCAAATTCAGGAGAAAAAGTTCCTGTAAAAGGATTAGAAGATCCTGATAATGTTCCATCACCAGATATAGTCTTAAAGGTTAAATCGTTAACTGAAGCTTTATGATAACCAATTACAACTGTAGAGGGCATAGTAACTACATCATAACATCCATTTCCATTTGCACTTACTTCCAATGTGTCTACAAGCTCCGAAGCATTAAAAGCAGGTATCAATGGCGCACCAGCCGTAGAAGAATAATCATATCCTTTTTCAATATAACCTAAAAAATCAAATTCTTTCCAATAAAGATTATAAACTGCTCCAGTGTATTCTACATAAAAAAGATATAATCTATCTTGAAAAGTAGTCATTCTTAGTCGAGATAGTGTGTTAGTAGATGAGGTATCGGGAACAGCCTGATTATATAAAACATAAGCATTAGTATTTTCATCTAAAATAGAAATCTTAAATTGATTTGAATCTAGCCAACCGAATATTTGATAACCTGTTACATATTCACATTGAACATCTGTCTGCTCAACTCCATTTTGAACTATAGGTTTAGATTGAGGAAGAACAGAATCATAGCTACCTTCACTTTTCCAAACGTCTGCTGTACCACTATAGGAATGAATTTCATCTTTAGAAATCCACAAAGGCTGTTCTTTAAACTTTGCTACACCAATTGCACTTTGAAGTGCGATTCTTCCTATACCTGTAGAACTTACTAGATCGTAGCCTGGTCTTTTATTAAACTCTTGTTCTTTATCAAATACTATATTCTCAAGACGAGTAAACGTCCCAAATGGTTGTTGTTTTGGATCTATCTTAGTATTAAGACCTTGGTTTAAAGACAAAGGCACGTTTTGTTTTTGTAAAGGCATACCCTCTCCTAGATTCTAGCCCAACTAGCATTATCGCCCACATAAATTACTGATAAAGATTCATAAGCTGAAACCATTGTAACTCCTCCTGCAGTTATACCATCTATAGTTTGAGAACCAGAAGTTGTAGAGTCAGAGCCGTATCCATAAATAGTTATAGGATTAGTAACCGCATTTCCATTTATATCTTTAAAAGTAAAAATTCTTCCTTTCAAAGAAGCAGCCCATCCTGAAATATCAGGAAGTGTTATAACTGCTGCACCAGAAGAATAGTTAGTAAAGTAGACCATAAGTCCATCAGCTTCAGCTAGTGCAGGAGTAGAGGTAGAGTTAAATGGATTAACTGAAATTAAAGCTAAGTTAGAAGCAAAGGCTTTAGCAGCAGTAGCAGAAGCAGGTACGTTTACAGCTCCTCCTGTAGTTAATTGAATCTGATTACTTGATCCATCATTATAGTATAACTCACCATTAGCTCCTCCACTAAATATAATAGAGGGTTTAGTAGCTGCAGGAAAGTCTGTACCCGGAGTAGCCGTTTCATCTAAACCAATATAATCAGCATTTAAAAGAGCATAAGAGTTATTATAGTTTACATCAGCATCAATAGTAAAAGAAGAAACTCCAAGAGTTATTCCTTTACCAGAAGTGTGATCATGCGCATCTATAGCCGTTAAAGCAGTATTAATATCACTAGCCCATGTCGGTCCTAATCGTTGTCCTGGAGTAGGAAGAACTAAAGCCATATTAGTTGTTGTAGTTGTTTCAGCCATGTTATATCCTTAAAAAACCCACAAGTTAACAGTTACTGTACCAGAGGCTCTTAGTTTTAAAAATAGTTTTCTACTATCGTAATCTCCAACTTCTTCATAAACAGTTTGAGCTGCAGATTTTCTTATTACCAAGTAGCCTCTTGGTTTACGTCCTAGTTTGTGTTCTATTGATGTAAAGGACCCTGACACTAAATCAATGTCCTCTAAAATAACTCCATCAATTATAACTGAATTAGTTACCGGAGTTAATACTTCCTCCACATGATCTTGAGCCGTATTAAAAACCCTAGCCATGGGAAAGTCTGCAGGAATGAAAAGCTTTTTAAACTTTTTCAACTTGTACTCCTACTAAACCAAAACGGATTATTAGAACTGTGAACATCTGTAACAGTTAAAGGATTATCCGCATCCCTATTAGCGGCTGCTTCAGTAATTCTCTGTTTTAATTCAGCCTTCTGAGCCATGAGAATACTTACATCACTTTCTTCTTTTTGCAACATTCTTATAGCTGCAAAAGTAACAACATACTCAGCATAACCATTAAGATCATCCCAGAGCGTAGTTGTATCAGTACTAGATGCAAATTGAGCAGCTTGGGGAATATACCAAAGTTTAACTGCCTTAACCCCATCCGGTTTAGGATTGAATACTAAATCCCCTCCTACTAATCTATATCTTACATTAGATAGATAACTCCATGATCCCCAATTTTGATAGGAGTTTCTTTCATTAAAGTTAAAAGCTCCTATAGTAAAAAAATCAGACCCATTAATTTTTGCATCTACTCCTCTTAGTTTGTAAAAATCTGCTATAGCTAAATCTTCAGTAGACGTTGAGTCATTAATAGGATAAGTATCTATATTATTTGTAGTATTAAAACTTTTACTTTTTACATAGTAATCTTCTCCATACTCTTGAATCAGTATGTCTTGTAATTCTGATATTCCAGCGTTAATATAGGTTACTAACTCCGAATCTTGAACGAAGTTATTATTTTCCATATCTGCTCTTTGCCTCGATCGAGACATGAGAGTAGCTATAGTTACATTAGCCACAATAACCCCCTAAAAAAGAGGGGCAAAAGCCCCCCTAATGTTCATCTTCTTCTTTTTTTTCTACACTAGAAACACACTTCATAATGAAGCCTTTCATAGCTTTGGAAAACTTTTCCTTATCACCAACACCAATGGCATCAAAGATAGCGTCTACTTCAGCCTTATAGTGTTCGTAAGCAGAATCATGCCCACCTCGTTCCATAAAATCTTCATTAGATTTCTTACCATCATCGTAAGAGCCTTTCTTTTTTCCAAACTTTTCCATTATAGAAACAATCATTGCTCCTTTATCTTTTTTAGGTCCCATCATAATCATAATTTACTCCTAATTAACACCAACACCTGGCTGATTAGAGTTTTTAACAACGATATGAAATCTC